ATTCCATTCCAAAATAGTATAGGGTTTATTTCCATAGTTTATCCTACATTAAAGAGTAATTGTTTCCTGCATTACCACCAATATTGCTTGTATCAGCGTTACAGTTTGTTCTAAAATGAATAGATATATTATCACCAGCACCACCAGAAGTGCCTGAGGTCATAGATACAGTAACAGTTGTATTTGCTGTTAATACTGGAGTCAACACCTGAGTTGTTCCACTTCCCATAGATTGATTTGTTACTCCACCAGAAGAAACACCACTTCCAGTAAAATTTAAAGTAGCACCTGCTCCCCCCGGACCACTAACTACTGCATATAAATAATATTCACCTGCTACATTAACAGTAAAAGGAATTGAAAAAGAACAAGTGTTTCCTGCAAGACTCCATCTGTTAACAAAAAGTAACTGAGCTTCATTAGCTACCCCTGCAATACTGGCATAGTTAACATTATATCCAGACCTATACCAATAGTCGCTATTCGTTTTTACACCTACCCACTGTCTATCACCGTTGTCTCCACTCTGAGTAATGCCACTAGCATCTACGGTTACTGTCGCATTTGTTACTAATTTTCTACCACCACGAAAATCTGTTAAACTAATTGATCCACTTGTGGGAACATTAGCGTTTGCATTAGCGGCATTAGTTGTTTGTGTTCCACTATTGTATGACGTAGGATTTGGAACAAAAGAACCACCCTTATATAACGCTGTCAAATTATTACTGCTTGATCCGTAATAATCTCTTACAGTAGTTAAATTTACAGAACCACTACTTGCTAGGGGCATGACACTTACAACCTTGCTTATGATTATTTAATTCTGTTTTAAGTTCCTTAATTGCTTCAATAAGAACGCCAACCATATTTCCATATGCTACAGATTTATATTCGTTATCTACAACAACTTCTGGTAATATTTTTTCTACTTCTTGTGCAATTACACCTGTGCCTTTTTCAGCTTGCATTGTATAAGTTACACCACGCATACTCATTACTTTGTCTAAGGCATTGTCTATTGTTTGTATATTAGACTTTAATCTTTCATCTGATGTAGCTGTAACTTCTGCACCTTGTATTGTACCTGAAGCTGTGATGTTTGTAACAGAAGTAATAGTACCACCAATTGAAAGAGTAGTACCATTATAAGTTAAATTAGCTTCACCTTCTAACGTATTAGCAGTGCCACTTCCTGTTATAAGTCTGTTGTCAGCATTGTTATTAATAGTTGTTTGTGTTGCTGTTCCAAAACTTAAATTGCCAGATGCATCCGTTTTTAAAAATTGTCCTGCACTTCCATCACTAGCAGGTAAAGTAAACTCTGTATCACTTGCTGTCTTTTTTAACTTACCTATTAATGTTGTACTTGTAACTGTTGTAGCACCTGATACATTACCTGTTAAATCGCCTGTTACGTTACCTTCAACATTAGCTACAATTGTACCTGCCGTACCTGAAAACACTTCTGAAGAATTAGTTGCATCAGGTATAAAAGTAAATTTACCTGCACTATCATCAAATCCAAAGAAACCAACCTTTGCTCCTGAACCTGTGTGGTATCTAAACTCTATACCTCTGTCTTTATTGTCATCACTTCCGGGTGCAGTATCTCCACCTAGTGTAAATATAGGATCATCTATTGTAACAGTTGTACTGTTAACAGTAGTTGTTGTACCATTTACAATTAAGTCAGCACCTACAGTAAGATTACCTGACGTTTCAATACCTGCAGCAGTCGTAGTTATTCTTGCAGTATTGTCGTGATAAATAATAGAAGCACCATCTGCTGTAAAAGATGCCATAGTTTCATCGCCTGAGTATTTCTTTAGGGTAATAGCACTACCTCTAATTATTAATCCACCTGCATCGGCATCATCAATATATGAGTTACTACCATCGTGATATATTTGTAGGTCACTACCTGCACCAAACATTAGCTTATCACTATCTTCAAAACGTAATCCTGTGTCAGCTACATGTGTTACTGTTACATCGTTGTCTGTACCAAAACCTAACACAGCACCATCGCTGTCTAGTTTAAGATCATTACTAACTGTAACTGCTGTTGACGCATTAAGATCAATAGTAGCTTCACCATCAATACGTAAAACACCATCACTAGATTGTTGTATAAAACTAGCCACATCACCAAATGTTAATTTGTTTGTGCTATTAAGAGTTAAACCTGTTCCATCCGTATGTGTTAAAGTTGTATCTGTATCAGCACCAAAACCTAGTATTGCTGAATCAGAAGCTAGTGTTAAATCATCTCCAACTACTAAATCAGTTGAAATATCTACTTTGGTACTTGCATCAATGTCAACTGTTGGTGCAGTTATTTGTATTGTAGTATCAGCATCTATATCTAGTTGTCCATCTGTTGATGAGTTTAAAAATATTGCGGCATCTCTAAACTGTATCTTTTTATCTGTGGCTACAAGAATATCTCTACCTAGTCCATCAATATAAGCTGTGCCATCTATGTATATATCTTTAAACTCTAGAGCATCTGTACCTATATCTAATGTGTTAGTTGTTTTTGGTGTAACAAGAGAAGCTGAAACTACAAGGTCTTGAGAAGGACCTATCTTAGTTATAGCTCCACCATTCTCTGCCGTACCATCGTGTGTATGTCCTGACGTTCCAAAAGCTGTAGCTATTGCATCAAACTCTCCATCAAAATCTGAAGCGTTGATAATATTACCATCAGCTATATTGTTTGTCGTATCTGTTCTTGAGTAACCTGCCATAATAAATCCTATGAATGTGTATGTTCTGCGTATTCTAATGTTACAGCATCTAATGAGTATGGAGCATCTGTAGACTCTGACTCAAACTGTAATGATGCTGTAAATCCTGATCCTGTAGTTTGTTCTTCAAATATACTTTTTAAACTTTCTCCACCATATGTTGAAGCTCCTACAGAGTTTACAGTTTTAAATGATACTTTTGTGTTGTCATTTAAACTAGAAGGTGTTGCAGGACTAAAAGTTAAATTCCCTGCATTGCTTGTTATAGAGGGTGTAGATGATAGTGTAAATACTGTGTGTACAAAACTAGCACCTGACCCTGTTCCTTGACCTGCAATTATAAATGTATCACCTGTAATTAAATCTGATGTAGATAAATTATCTACTGCAATAGTAGTAACACCTGAACTATAATTACTGCCATTATTTACCAATCCACCATGAGCAAATTGTACATTACCATATAGAGCCTGTACACTTGCAACTGATGTATTAGATAATGTTTTAGTTGCAGGTTGTATTACAGATGGATCAGAAAAATCATACTTTAAAGAAAAGTTAGAATTAAAACTACCTTGTGGGTCTGTAAATAAAAACATCTTATAAAAAGATTTTCTAACCCTAGGGTCAGTAATAGGAAAAAAAGGTGTAGCAAATGTAGATATTATATTAGCACCATCAAAACTATTACCATCTTCCATCCTATATACGTATCCATCTGTATGTGCAAACACAATTAATTCAGATGTGCCATTGTAATTACTATCTGCTACAAACGCTCTTATACCTCTAAGCTCCCCCCAAGCTAAACCTTCTTGTAGTTGTGTAGCCATTAAACCTTGTGCAGAAGTTGTAGTAATACTACGATTAAAACCTAATATTCTATATTGACTTTTTTCTCTAATAACTACACTTGCAAATGATGTATTTCTATTTACAAAGTTTGTTACTTCATCTTGTATTTGTTTAGAAGTAACAGCTAAACCAAAGTCACCTATCTTATCTGTAGCACTTAATGATCTTATACCATCAGGTCCTAGAAATAAAATGTCACCACCTATTTCTTGTATTGTGTCAGGTGCTACACATCCAATGTCCATTGTAATAGGTTGTAATTGAAAGTCAGCTTCTGATGAACCTACAAGTCTTTGTATTCTTCTTTCACTAAATATAATTAGCTGTTCTCTAAATACAACAATGCCTGTAATTACATCACCAACATTTATTGTACCTGCACCTGATGCTGCTGTAAAATCATCTGCTGTAAATAATGCAGTATACACTATATTAGAACCTTTTGCAAACATTATATGATTTTTAAAGTTTGCTACGTGGGTTGCTCCAATAACATCTGAAGGTGCATTGTCTATTGATGTAAAGGTTGCTCCATCAAAAGTAAAAGGTTTGTTTATTTCATCTACACCAACTAAAGTTTCCGTGCCATTAAAATTAAAACTAGCAAATCTATGCTTTGACATTAACGATCTATCAGATGATAAAAACGTAACTGCTGCATCATCACTAGGAGAACTAGCAAGAGCAGGGTTTATATTTATTGTTGACCCACCTGACGATACAGTTGCATCTGCTGTTACTGTATAAACCTTTGCTATACCTGCTACTGTAAACGTGTCACCTGCTTGAGGTGCAGCAGTTAATCCATCTATGGCTAATGTACTTCCTGTCTGTGATCCACCATTTACTAATACTGTTCCGTACGCAGGTACATTTATTCTAGTCCAATTAGATGCAGAACCTGCTGACCTAAATAAGTTACCACCTCTTGCTACAACTGCTGTATCTTCAAAAGATGCTACACCTTCTATATCTCCTGAACCTGTTACAAAAGTAACAGCTACTTGATCTGTTGCATTTGCTACAAGATTAGGTGTAAAACCAACTGTAACTCTTTTGTTTGCTGTTAAGTCTGTTGTATCTACAGAAGACACAGTATATACTTGTGCATTACCTGTTACTGTAAATGTATCACCCACGCTAGGAGATGAAAACATGTTTGCTAAAACTATACTACTACCACCTGATGATACTGTTGTAGATACTTTAGGCTCACCATAAGGTGGCACTTGATTATCATCAAATTTTTGAAAACCTTCTATCCTTCTAAACCCACCTTGCACAGATGGTTCAAAATTATTTAACACTCTAGCTGTATTAGGTTGTTGTATACCATGCTGTAGTGGAGATAGATTAGATATTAATCCACCTTTAAATTCTAGAGGATATGTTTTCCATGTAGTAGGCATTTATAGTGAATCCAGTGATGAACCTGCGTTTGTTAAAGATGTTCCAACTCTACTTCTTCCACTAGAACTAGGAGTCATATAAGATCTAACATAAATATAGTTATTATTTATTAGAAGTGAACGCATATGTTTAATACCTTCATCAAACTTTTCTTTTGCTACAACAGCATCTTGCGTATTACCTCTAAATAAATATGCATAGTGCATTGCACCGTCAACTATAATATGTTTAAATCTTTCAGGTATATTTGGTACATCATTGTGGTTCTCTAATTCTACAGCTATTCTGTAGTATTCATAAACTAATTCATACGCTTTGTCAGGTAAAGGTTGTAGTATATATTCTAAAGACGGAGCGTACACAATAAATCTTGGAACTCCTTTTACAGGTTCAGATTTATATTCTTGATCAACATACTTTTCTAGGTATTCATTATATGCTAACTCTTTTAATTTCATAGTCTGATTACCTAGTGTAGTGTTTTCTTTTATTCTAAAACTTCTAAAGTTAATTGTCTTTGCATCATCAGGAAATGGGTATCTTGCTGTGCTTGCTGTCAATGTATCTTCTTGAAGCACATGGTTATAGGGCCATTCATATTCTGATTGGTTAATATATCTTACTGAAGCATTGACTGCATCCTTTGCTAGATTATAAAAACCTGATGCAGTAGAAAAATTAGTAGATGTTAATTCTACTTCATTTAATCTTCTGTTTACATCATTTACAATTGATAAAAAATTATATGCCATTACTTATCTCTCACAGCTAGTTTAACACTTCTCTTTGCTGTACTTCCTGTGCTATCAGTCATTGAACAAAAAAATGTGTACTCTCTATTTGCAGTACCACCTGCAATATTTATTGTTGCAACAGTTGTTGTATTTGTTTGGGATATATTTTGTATGGTATCAGAAGTCGCACTACTAGATGCAGTGGCAAGAGTTTGTCCACTAGCTAGTGTAGTTTCAGTTCCATACTCAGTTGATTTTACAGACCATGCAACACTACTTATAGTTGCTGTTCCTAAAAACCTAGACCAATCTACACTATAATCTAACTGTTCATCAGGGTCTTTAATGGGCCATCTGAATGACATTTAAT